ATGTTTCATTTTTCTCCTTTGTTTGTTAATAATTTCCTTTTAATCCTTCATCTATTGTTAGATGCTTTTCGTCTTGTGTCTTAACTACAAGTTTAATACTAGGACTGCCTATAATTTGACTTTCATGTACTTCCATTCTTTTAATCTCTTCTAGGTATCCGTTTTTCTCAACATAAATTTTTGCATTACTAATGGCATTTCCTTTTTTACTTGTAAAACTTTCTAAAAACTCTTGTAGATTTTTAACGTACATTACAAAACACCATTCTTTCTTAATCTCTCAACATACTCATCTGTTTGTTTTGCTAATCTAATATTGTCTGTCATTACTTCTGTAAGTCTAGCTTTAAGATCTTCGTTAGTTTGTTCTACAGATCTCTTCTCTCCAAGTAGTTTTTTTAAATCCCATATCTGTTGCCTATCGCTAGCATGCCAAGATTTATGCCCATCAATAACATCTTTTAATTCTTTAATTTTTTTATCTGCCTGCTCTATTAGCAAAGTTAGATCCAAAGGACCTCTGTCTTCAGTATTAAAAGCATGCTCTTCTAAGTCTTTCTTGCTCATCATATACTTGACAATATATGATAGTTACCCTAAAATGTCAACATGCATAAAAAAGGATTATTAAACGCTTTAGTAGACAGATATGAGGCACATATTTCAGCAGCTCATGCAACTATTAATATATACCTGGAAAGCCCTGTTGCTATTGGAGAACACCCACAACACCTGGATGAGATAGATAAGCAATTAGCTATTATATCTGAAGCAGAGGATAAATTAGATGCTTTAGAATCATTCCAAACTACGGACGAATAATGGGAGTACCTAAAAGATTAACAGAAATGCAACAAAGGTTTGCAGAGCTTGTAGTATTTGGTGGACCAGACGGGCCACTAACACAAACAGAAGCAGCAAAGATAGCCGGCTATAGTGAAAAAAGATGTAGGCAAGAAGGATCTGAATTACTTAACCCTAAATTAAGTCCATTGGTTGTACAGTACGTATCTAAATTAAAAGAAGAACGTATGAAAAAATACGAAGTTAATTATGAAAGCCACATTGCAGAATTAGCACGAATTAAAGAAGAGGCTTTGAAGAAGAAATCTTTCTCAGCTGCTGTGAACGCTGAAACAAACAGAGGAAAGGCAGCAGGATTATACATAGAGAGAAAAATAATAAAAACAGGGAAATTAGAAGAGATGTCACTGGAACAATTAGAATTAAAAATGAAAAAAATATTAGACGATTACTCACAAATTATTGACGTAACCCCTGATGTAAAAGAAGTAGAAGACAAATCATAATAAAATTTTCTCCATTTTCATTATACATCCTTTAGGAAATACATTTCTATCAGAAAATAACTCATCACCTTGTTCGTAAGAGGCAAACGTCCATAAGAATTTATTTGTTTTCTTATACACATAAGCTTGTGTAATCATTATAGAGCAACCAAACTTATCAAACTCATCTGCTGTAGCATGAGCCGAGTCACCCGTGATATCAACCCAAACTATTTTGTAGAAGTAATACTTTTTCTTGTTTATGATTGCGTGTCTATACTTTGATTTTTTTCTATTTATCATAATTTTGCCTTATTTGATTCTTCGACACCTATAAGGTATAAAAATATATATATCACAAATTGCGCTAATTTAAAAAAAAAGTGTCGCAAACTTAAAAAATGGTCTAAATACCCTTTAGAAGTGTTGTGAGAGTAGTAAAAAAAGTTCGACACCTTAGGTGTCGGGGAGGTGTCGCAGCGACACCTAAAAGTGTCGAAGAATGCTCCAAAGACCAAATATTCACCCTTTATGACTAAAGTTCGACACCCTTGCGACACCCTTGCGACACCCTTGCGACACCTAAAACTTGTATTTTTGTGTCTTATTTCTGCCATATTTATGCCTTATTTGTATCTTTCTCAAATTCTTTTAACAGGTCTACAACGTTTACATCTGCTTGTTCTTTAGAATCATTCTTAAGTTCAAAGTATTCATCTAGTTTTTTAAGAAATTTGTGTTTCCAAGATCTTAACTGCAATCCTTCTACTTTAAACTCTTGATAATATAAATCTGGTGTACATATCATAATCACACCTTGTTGTATGTTACTGCCATGTACATAATCGTGTGCCATAGCGTAAGCGGCTATTTGCATAAAATAGTCTTCTATCCAATCGACACGTTTTGGCCTATTTGACTGTTTAAAATCAATTATAGATTCTTGACCGTTATGTAGGCCAACTAAATCAGTAGAGCCCGCATAGAGGCCCGGATAATACAACGTGACCTCTGATCCAAAATAACCATCAACCGGCGCTAGACCTATGTCTATGACCTTCTGAGCCATACTTTTAGCCAACTGTCCCATCTCTGTCATATCCTCGTATCCTTTGTCTAATACATAGTTTTCTAAATACTTGTGCATGCTAGTTCCACGTGAAGCTGAAGTTGTCTTAATACGTTCTGCTTCTTCTTTACCAACTCTTGCTTGCCATTTGTATAAGAATGATTTGTCTTTAGTTGCTCCGAGGACCGTGGTCACTGATGGAAGTCTATTGCCATCAACATCATAGGTCCGTGGTCCCTGGCCATTGATTTGCTCATACTTACCGTAGGAATATTTATCTAATTTCTTAATCATTTTTACTACCAAAAATTTCGTTCCAATTCTCCTTATACTCTGGCGAAGGTATTCTACTTCTACCATCATATATACGACCAGACTTAAATCTTTCTTTCTGGCTCTTCCTATCTTTAGTTCTTTTACTTATAGGGTGGTGTGATTCATTGATCGTGGTAAATGTTTCTTTACCCGTCTTCTTATCTTCACCAGTTCTAACTGTTTTAACTTTATCTTTATATTTTAAAACTCTAGTCATTTTTTACGTTTCTTTCTTTTAGATTTTTTGTCATAGTCTTCTTCTTCTTTTATTAATTTTTCTGATGGGTGCCATACATCAACTGCTGAATGACATTTAGGGCAAGATAGATTACTAACAATATCATAATACTCATTGTCTTCTGTATCATGGTCGCCACCCCATATTAACTCTGCATTACAATGCCAACAATTCATTACATTATCTCCGTGTTGTGTTTTAATATAGTATGATTGATAGGCAGCTCTTCAAACTCTTCTATGTTTATCATTACAATATTCTTTGTAGATGTATTGTACTTACCTTTCTCTTTTGCAGGATATCTTTTCTGATCTAAAAATTCTATGTCACATTTTTTGTATGTCTTCTTCATCATAACACCTGTCTTATCTTCACCATGTTTCCAATTCTTAGCTTTAAGTCTGTCGTAAAATTTATCAAATTTAAAATATGCGTAGCCTTCTTCTATTAATACTGCACCTGATTTAAAGCTGGCATCATTCATAGCTTTAGGTCCATTAATTTTTGCGTGTAGTATGTCGTGTAGCTTCTCTTTAGGTGATGTACCTATAGGAGGGTTAATTGTTTTTTGTGTTTTAAATAATGCTTCTAATACTGTTTGATCTTCTGGAGACTTTATAATTGGTGGTGGAAATCCTGCAGCTTTAGCTATTGAATTTCTACGTTTACGTTGATCTGTAACATGCTCAATAGTTCTGCAATGCACGGTTGCCTTACCGATACCATCAGGTTTAGTTACATCAAATTCGTATTCAGGATCTGGATCTATGTCAATCTTTCTTAGGTTAGTTAGTACAGGATATTGTCCCTTTGATCCGGCTAACACACCAAACCTTTTCTGTACGCACACACCCTTTTTACAATACTCACTGATAGGACTCTGTGTACACGTGTAACCCTTATCAGATTTATTCCAGGATCTAAGTTTAGCGTTTAATGTTTGTTGATCCCATGCATTGGCATGCACTGTCTCAAAGTATTTAACAGGTGCATTCTTTACTTTTTGCTGCCAGCTGTCAGGATATTTCATCTTAACAAACACATGGTAGTTGTACATAAATCTGTCCTTACCATCAAAGCCAGCTTTATTTGTAACCTTAGATAATAAAGATAAACAAGGTGGACCTTCTGTAAACTCTTCATCAACACCTTCCATAGACTTAGTTTCCATGTCGTCTGTAATTCTTTTTAAATCTTCTCCTGTAGTTAAGTTAGCTTCTGCTACTTTTATAAATTGTTCTAATGTAAAAAATGTTCCGTCTATATTAATTGCTCTACGTTTCTGGCTTTCAAAATAAGGTAAGTTAATAAATTGTCCTGGTTTCATGATCCCCGTTTCCGGATCCTTGGTCAGCTGTGTCTGCTTAGGAAATATCTCACAGTCAGGTTTAAGATTAAATAAAGGTAATAGATTGCTTAAGAATGATACCACTAATGTAGATGGTACAAACTCTGCCATAAATAAATATAAATGTAACCCAC